ATGGCGAACCGGGTCACGCTTGACCCAGCGCAGGAAGTCCTCATACGAGATGGCCCGGTGGTCATCCTCAATCAGCGACTGAAGGGACCGGCCACGGTAGATGTCCTCCACGACTCGCTCGAATATCTGCTCATATTCGACATGCAGCAACGCCCTTGCCTCTTTCGAGGGTCTGAGGGGTTCTGGGTCAGGCACGGACAGCCAGTTGGGCAGTTGGTTTTCACTGGCGACAGCCGTGCCTATAAACGAGGTGTTCTCTTGTTTCATAGTGTCCTCAGTGTACTACGGTATTTTCACGGTGTCTATGGAACCCACTGGGTTTTTGATTTTCTAAAAAATTTTCACAGTTTCTGTGATACCGCCCGGCCAACGGCCCACCTCGCTCCGGCCCTCCCCCGCCCCCTCGAACCCAGCGCCGCCGCGCCGCGCACCCAGTGGGCACGGGCGCAACCGCGCACCACGGCAACCCGCGCACCCAGTGGGCACGGGCGCAACCGCGCACCCAGTGGGTGCCAGTAACCCACGGCACCCAGTGGGTGACAGTATCCGGGGGCAAAGTGGGCGAAGAAACCGCGCACCCAGTGGGTGCCCGGGGTCAGTCGAGAAACCGGGGAAATTCCCGAGAAACCGGGGAAAGTGGGCACCCAGTGGGCCAAAAATAGGGGTTTTTGGGGCAGTGGTGACAATTGCGCCTTTCGCGCAGGCAACCCCTTGATAGACGACTTTTTCAAACAACACTAAGAATCTGAGAATCTCAAAACGAACCCCTAGAACCAAAAGGGCACTTTGTCACCAGTGGTAAAAAGGGCACCCGCTGGGTGTAACATATGTGACAAGTATTTGCACCCAGTGGGTTGACAAGTTCAAAAGCCATGATAAGCTGAGGGCTAGCCCGAAAGGGTGAAACGAAACCCCGTAACCGTAAAGGAACCCGCACCATGAACCGCTTCGAACCCGCTTATGAAATCTTGAACCCTTCTTTTTCGGATATGTGCCTTGAGGCGCAGATTGACTTAGGTATTAATGACTGGTGCGCCGAGGGTGAATCCGGCCATCCTTACTTTGGCCGTACCCGCGAGCAGGCCGAGGCTATCCGCGCCCAATACGAACAATGATCAACCCGCCCGGGGGAAATCCCGGGCACCCCGTAACCAAAAAGGACAGACACCATGAACACAATCGAACACGCCACGGGCCGCACGTATGACGCGCCGCAAGTGCTGCAAATAACCATCGAAAAGCAAAGCGCCCCTGATAGTTTTGGCTTTGTTGACGTGGTCGCCTTATTTGTTGACGCCTCGCGCCATATTTCCGGCCGGGTTGAAACCGTTCTTTTCGATGCATCATTAAACCCCGCCGAATTGGGCGGGGCCGTTCTTGCGGCGTATGACGCCGGAAATTATTCCCCTCTGTAACCCGTAACTGTAAAAGGATCAACCATGAACCGCCATCAACTGACCTACATTGATTTGCACCCGCAAACCCTCGAGCGTGAACCCTCGCCCGTTGCCATCGTGGCCGGTGCCGCCTTTGCTTTGGTTGCCCTTTGGGTGATCACTGTTTGCCTTTTTTCTCTGTAACCCGTAACCCGTAAAAGGAATTGACCATGAAAAACGAAACCCCCGCTATCCTCGCCGCCGCCGTGGACCGCCTCGCCCTGATCAAAGCGCAAATGGCGCAACTGAGCGCCGAGGAAAAGCAACTTAAAGAAGCCTTGACCGCCTCGGGGCTTGACGCCATCGACGGCACCGCGCACCGTGTCGCGGTTTCCCATTGCGCCGGGCGCGTGACGATTGACTGGGAAACCATCGCCGCAAAATTCACCCCATCGCGTCAACTGATTGCCGCGCACACGTCAACCGGTGCACCTTACGCCGTGGTTCGCGTGTCAGCACGTAAAGGGGCATGATCATGATTGACGCCCAATTCATGCGTGATTACTTTACGCTGGTGACAATCACCGAGAAACCCGCGCCCGCCGCGCCGGTGATTGACCCGGAAACCCTCGCCGATATCCTCGAGGCCATGAAAAGCGCCGCCGCCCGGTTACGTGGCCCCCGGTGCGAGTTTTCCAATAAACTCGCCGCTGCCTCGCTCGAGCGTGCCCGCCTTGACCTAATCGACGCCCTCAACCCGTAACCCGTAACCGTAAAAGGATCACCCCATGAACATCGAACCGCGCACCCTCGCCGCCATCGCCCGCGATATCCGCAAAACGTGGCCAAAGCCCTATTTTGGGGCCGTGCCTTACCTTGACGCCATGCTAACCCTCGGGGGCATCGGCGATAAATACGGGCTCGACGATGCCCGCTCAATCGTGCGCTATTTCCTCGCAAACGCAAACACGTGGCGCGGCGAGGATGCCCGCCGAATCAAGGCTGAATTAAAAGCATTGGCGGGGGTTTGATCATGAAATATCACTTTATCCGCACCAGTTCGAACAGCAAAACCGGGGCCATCCCCGTAACCTATACCGAGCGGGCATCGTGCCCGCCATCGTGCGCCCATTATCGCGCCGACTGTTACGCCGAGGATTTTTACACCCGCATGGCATGGGACAAGGTACCCGAGCGCGGGGGCACCCTCGAGGCGCTTTGCGCGTCAATTGCAGCATTGCCCGAGGGTCAATTGTGGCGCATGAACGTTGCCGGGGATTTACCCGGGGCGGGCGAGGCCGTCGACGCCGCCGCGCTGGGGGCCATCGTTGCCGCAAACCGTGGCCGCCGTGGGTTCACGTACACCCACAAAAAAAGCCCCGAAGCCATCGAATGGGCGGGGCATGCTACGCGCTGGGGGTTTACTGTCAATCTGAGCGCCGATGATGCCGGTGACGCCGATGCCCTCGCCCCGTTTGGCCCCGTTTGCGCCATCGTGCCCACGGATACACCCGAGAAAAGCTACACCCCCGAGGGGCGCGTGATTATCGTTTGCCCCGCGCAAACCCGCGACGATGTAACGTGTGAATCATGCGGATTGTGCGCCCGTGCTGACCGTGCTGTGATTATCGGTTTCCGTGCCCACGGCACCCGCGCCCGGGTTGCCGATGCAAAGGCCCGCCGAGTGATCCCTATTGCAACCATGAAAGGATGAACGATGCATAACACCCCAGAACAAAACGAGGCTTTTCGCCGCGCATGGGATGCCACAAACGCACGATGGAAAGCGCAACAACCGCAACCCCAGCAACCCACAAAATGCCCGCACGGGCTTGGCTTCAATTGCCGTCAGTGCTGGGGTGATCAATACCGCAAACCGTGAAAGCCTAACCATGATCAACCTTGAAAACCTAACCGCACCCGAGGCCGAGCGCCTCGCCTTTGTCGAGAATTACCCGGGCACCGCCCGGTTATTTGCCCGCATTGATGACCTACAAAAAGCCCTCGGCGAGGCGACAAACGAAATTGAACAATTAAAAACGGATCTTCACGCCGCCCGATATGAGCGGGCATTTTTAGGGGGTTCTGATTGATCACAATTTCAATTGTTGTTTCTCTTTTCTTCGCCGCCGTGCGGGCTTTGCTTTTGATCCTCGCCGCCCTTTTCAGTGGCCGAGACTAACCCCCGCAACCCCGCCCCCGGTTCACCCCGGGGGCTTTTTAACCCCCTTGAAAGTCTGACCATGAACACCGCACCCAGTGCCCCCGCCGGGGCTTTTGCCGTAACCCTCGGGGCCTTTGTGGCCCGCCGTGCCCTTGACGAACCCAGCGCCGCCGGGTTGCTCGGGGTGCCGGTGTACACCCTTAGAAAATGGATCGCGGGCACCCGCGCACCCAGCGCCGCCGCCGTGCGGTTGCTTGACGTGCTCGGCACCCTCGAGGCCATCGCCCCCGCCGTGCTCGAGGCACTGACGCCCGCCGCCGTGCCCGCCGCCCCCAAGCGGCCCCGGGGGCGAGTGAAGGACAATAAGGACTAAGGCATCGAACCAACCATCGGGCCTTTGGTTTTAAGGCATCGAACTAACCATCGGACCTTTGGTTTTAAGGCATCGAACTAACCATCGGGCCTTTGGTTTTAAGGCATCGAACCAACCGTCAAGACCACTTTTTAAGGAATCGAACCATGAACCCTTTTGCCCATTTCCAAGCCCTGTATGGTCACCTCGAACTGTCTGAGGATGACGCAGCCCTCCATGTCTTTCTGTCGGGCTGGAACACGGCCATGCACGAGATGATGGAGCGGGTCAACAAGATGCCCTTCCAGAACGACACACGGGCCAGTTTCGCCGTGTATTTCCAATCGCAGATGGTCAACTTGGAGGCGATTGAAAAATGAAATCATTGATTGAAATGGCCCGTGAGGCTGGCGCTATACCCATTCACAAAAGCCCTAAAGAATTTGCAGTTGTAGGCAATGAAGCAATTGAACGCTTTGCCGAGCTTGTCCGTGCTGACGAGCGTGAGGCGTGTGCGAAGGTGGCAGAAAACACTGATCGCATGGTGTTGGCGCTTTTGAATGTCACAAGCCAACACAAACACATCGCCGCCGCCATCCGAGCAAGGAGCAACACATGAAGCCATGCACCGAATGCAAACGTGACAGACTGCCCGAAGGTGGGGTGCAGATGTCGCCCACCCGGTGGATATGCGCCGCATGTTGGCGAAAATTCTTTACCGGATAGGTAAATAAAAAAGGGGACTGATAGTCCCCTTTTCTCATTCGTCCATGTCCGGGGTGTACCCCTTGACCAGCTTTCGCTCGTAGCCCTTGGCCGTGGCGTAGCGGTAAATGTAGTCAGCGTGGCGCTGCTTGGCCTTGATGACCGTCTGCCTGTACTCCTTAAAGATGTCCGGCAGCGTG